TGCAACCACGAACGCGCAACTTGCAAATTCGGGAGTCGTGAGCAACTTCCAACAAATGCAAGCAGGAGCGACTAGCGCTACAAATGTGATGGCAAGCAACGCACAAGCTGACTTTGCCAAAGTCTCTCAACAAGCGCAACAATCAAGCGCGCAATTATCGCAAGCAGTAACCAACAATTACAACCAAATGAAGACGGCCGTCACTAACTCAATGAACGCGACGGCTCAAGCGGTTCAAGCTGGGCTTACAAAGATCTCGCAAGTGAGCTCTTCGGCTGGTAAACAGCTAGAAAGCGCGTTTAAGTCAACGTTCCAAAGTGTGACAAATAGCGCTAAAAGCGGTATGCAAGCATTTACTAACACTATGCAATCAAGCATGAATCAAGCTGTTTCGCTTACTAGGTCAACTTGTGCTCAGATTTCAGCTTCGTTCGGCTTGCTTCCAGCTATGCTTCAAATGGTCGGATTTAATGCGGGCGTAGGCCTGTATAATGGGCTTGCTTCGATGGCCGGTTCGCTCTATGCTCTTGCTTTCAGTATCGCTTCAAATATCGCTTCAGTTATGCGTTCGGCGCTTGATATTCACTCACCTTCCCGAGTTACGAAAAAAATTGGTGGCTTTACTGGTGAAGGTATGTACCTCGGTATGAAAGACTGGGTCGGTGATATTAAGGCGATGGCGAAAGAGTACGCTCAAGCTATCACAGATCAAGACTATCAGACTAATAGTGTATTGACCACAAGCGCGAGCGTGACAAACTCGGGCGTTCGCTCATCTCTTGAGGACTTGAGCGACGAGGTCAAAAATTCACAACTTTCGAACCAAAAATTCGAAGTACATAACGAAATTGTGGGAGATAAGATCTATACCACAATTAAGGAGAAAGACGCGAGAGAAAAGGCGCTAGACGCTTATTTCTCGTAAGGGGGAACGATGGACTTATTAATTGAAAAAGACGGCCAAAGTCAGAAACTATCTGGCCTTGGCCTTTACAATATCACGGTCGAAGATTCGTCCCCGGCCGTGGAATTATCGAGGCGAACCGTCAAGGGGCGCAATGGTTATATTTTCGACGGCTTGACCTATACCGAAAAGAAAATATCAGTCACAGCAAGGCTTTCAGCGGGTTCTATGGAGGACTTTCTAAACAAAAAGGACGAAATTTCTCGCTGGGTCTTGGGTGACGATAGCTTTTATATTACCAGGCTATACCAAAACGTAAACAATATTTACGACTTCCAGACTCCGGGGCAGACGACGGGCGATCTCAATATCGCCCAGTTGCCACACGCTAACTGGAAATATCGCTATAATGTCGTGGGCGAAGGTCAAATCGAGTTTGACTTTATCGGCAATTCCGAAGCTGGTATCAAGTATAATGTTTCGTTTTCATTCGTAACAGCGGAGCTTCCGTATGGCGAGACGGTCCCGAGGGATCTCGCGCTGAGCGCGAACAGCTTTCCATACAACGGTACGGCGCCACTTAGTCAGCTAGAGGTTCCGTTTGTTGTGGAACTGACCGCAAACGCTGATAATACTGATTTTTTCCTTGAGATCGACGGCCGTCGGTTTACTTATCGGCACACAGAAACGCCTTTAAGATCGGGCCAGAAGCTCCTTTTGAAAGGAGTCGAAACAGCGATCTATCAAGGACCGGCCACGCAAGATCTAAACGTCAACAACCGGACGAATTACGAATATTTCGTTATTAGGCCAAAGCCTAACCGGTCAGTTAATTGGTTTACTAATTTTAAGGGGACCGTCAAGATCCTCGGATTTAAAGAGCTGTATCGCTAGAGAGGAGGTGGATCATTGATTACTTTTTACGACGAAAGGGGCAACGGATACGGAGCCCAAGTCGAATTGACAACAAAAAACGCTGTAAATGGCGAACGGTCGATCTCCGGAACGATTGTATCTAATAAGCAGGTTCTTTCGCGCTTAGATCGTGGGTGGAGCTTTACCTTCGACGGCGAGCTCTATAAGATCATTTACGCGAAGCCAAAAGACGAAGGAAAAAATATTTCGCTATCTTTTGACGCGGTCCACCAGTTCTTCTACGATTTTGAGCACTCAAATTGTTATCAAGAGTTTAACGGCTCAAATCGCTTTGAAGTTTATATCGAAGCTATTTTCAAAAATAGCGGGTATCGGTACGTGATCGAGGCACAAGCGGGATCGATTCGAAAAGAGAATTTCGGTAACGCAAGTCGCTTGAAAATGTTTAAAGACATCATCAAAGCAGCAGGCCTTGAATTTTCGGTTACTGGTAAAGTCGTTCGAATTTTGAAAAAAGTCGGGACTGACCTTTCGACGGTCGTCCGGAAAAATTTCAACATGAACGAGCTGACAATCGAAAAAAATATCGGTGGCTTCATTACTTACAAAAAAGGTCTCGGGGCGTGGAAAGATGAAAACAATCATAACGCAGGCCGATATACCTCAGAATACGAGAGCCCACTTGCTCGGATCTATGGCCGAATTGAGGGCGAACCGGTAAGCGATGAACGTTACAAAGAGACTGGTAAGCTCTTAGAACGATTAAAGAAAGAAGTCGACGAATCCTATTCGATTTCGGTCCAACTTGACATGGAAGATCTCACACAAGCCGGATATAAGTACACACGGCCCCGCGCTGGTGACTATATCATGGCTATTAACGAGACGATTGGGTTCCGCGAGAAGATTCGTATAGTTTCTTACGAGAGCTCTTACGACGTAACGGGCCGGCTATTGTCCCACAAGGTAACGTGTAACGATATTGGGACCGTCCAGAAAGCGATCACGTCGGAAGGCTCAATTATACGAAGCGTTTCCGAGTCTAAAGAGTATGCTGAAGGAGCTCTTGCGACAGCTACACGGGCGCTTGTTTCCGCGAATGGGAAGAATACCAACTATTACGGCACAACGAAGCCAAAAGACGAGCCAAGAGGGACGCTTCACGAAGGCGATCTCTTGTACTTGACCGTGGGCGAGGAAACAGAACTCTACTATTGGTCAGGTACGGAATGGCTTCCGAAAATTCTCAAAGTTGACACGTCAAAAATTGAAAAAATAGTCAACGACGCCCAAACTTCAGCAAACCAAGCAATCGCGCAAGCAAACGCAAAAGCTGACGAATCCTTAAAAAAAGCTGGAACAAGTGCTGATTTAGCCAAAGAAGCAAAGAGAATCGCAGACGAGAACGTTACGAATTTAAACAAGTTCAAGGCGACGGCAGAACAGGCTCAATCACAATTAAGTAAAGACGTTACGACCTTTAAAAATGAGTATGGCTCTAAAATGCTCGAAGTCGATCAAACGACAACCGGCATAAAAACAAAAATTGGAGAAATAACATCATTCATTGATAAGGACGGCCAACGTCAAGAGGAATTGAAGCGATACGCTCGGGAAGAAACAGCTAGCTTATCAACCACTATTCGCGAGACTTTATCAAGAGATTATATATCCAAGAGTACCTTTACGGAAAACGCTGAAGGCACAAGACAACGCTTTGAAGCTCTTACCAGAGATAACGAAGCTAAACTAGCTGAGTTTAAACAAGGTATTGATGGCCAGTTGACCACATTATCTAGTCAGATTGCTGGAAAAGTCAATGAAACAGACTTCCAAAAAGTTAAAGAAACATCTCTACTCTATGAGCGTATTATCGGTACGTCCGAAACAGACGCACCCGATAAGCTATCACGGCTTGTAATGAGTAGTGAGATTTTCCAGACCGAGGTTGGAAAATATGTCACAGATGATAATAATCTGATTGTAAACTCAATGACCATGTCCACTAATACGCTTGTCGGAAACAACAATCCAAATGCAAACGTATCTGTGAGTGATGGTATTTTTACAATCAAGGCGCAAGGTTTAACAGGCTATAACTGGACAGGGTTCTCTCTTCCAATTTACGTTAAAAAAATATACCACGGTGAAACTTACACGTTAGGGTTTAAGTACCGTATTAGGGAATATCCAGACAGTTCTTTTGCTTTTAATGTCAAGAACCACGGATTAAATAAAATCCTTTTATCGTCTGACATTGGAAAAAATAGACCCCCTCTAAACGAGTGGCAAGAGTTCCAAAAAACTTTCACAGTTCAAGAAGACTTTGCCTTCGGAGAAGACGCGAACTACCCATTTTATATCTATTTGGCAAAGAATGGCTGGGTAGAATTTAAGGAACCTATTTTGGTCCGCGGATCGAATACCGGACCATACAAGCCAAGTCAGTTTGATGATGCTTATAAGGCTAGCAATAGAGCGAAAGAACTTGCTAGCGACGCACAAGCAAAAGCAATCCAAGTTGCAGAACAGGCCAAACAGGCCAAAGAAACGGCGGAAGCTACACGGACTCAAGTCACACAGCTTGCGGGGTCTTGGTCGGTCCGTAACCTAAACAGCGCGGGGGACGTGCTGGGACAGTTAAACCTCAACCCAGACGGCTCAATCAGGATCAACGAGGGCTTGCTTTCGGTTGGTGAAAAAACCATTATCAAAAATGGTGTGATTAAAAAATCCATGATCGGCAATGCTCAGATCGGGACAGCGCATATCAGCGAGATTGACGCGCGTCAAGCAAGACTTATCAACGTATCAGCGAAGAATATTGTATCAGACGGGCTGACAGCAAACATCATCAAGGGCGGTAAGTTATCATCACTGAATAATGTGACTAATTTCGATTTACAAACCGGCTGGATCGAAATGAATAAAGATTCAGTTGGTATTAAGAATCAATTCCCAAACCGTCCATTACAATACTTGGTATTTGGAGCTGGTAGAATTGCAGGAAGAGATGGAACGTACACAGCGCTCATGTCTAACTCGCATAAACACATTAAAATGGACGACGGTTCAGCCGGTATCCAGATCTGGAATGCAAATGACAATACGACAGCGGTCAATATTTATGGAGATTGGGTTGAGTTTATGTACAACGCAAATGATCCTAAATCAATCAAAATAAATACGATCACGAATGACATCTACGATTTAAACAACATAACAGCTAATGGTGGCATAACAGCTAATGGTGACATAACAACTAATGGTGACATAACAACTAAGGGCACTATAAGCACGACTAGAGGGATTGTGGCAAATAACATCGCTTTATCTGGTTACGCAAACCACAATCTAAAAGCTTTGCTTAACGACATTTATCGCAATATCAAACAACTGCACCAAGTTAAAGAAAATAGAGCTAGTTATACGTGGACAGCACTTGGCCCGATTAATTAAGTAGTAGAAAGGACGCCATGAACACAACAGATAAAATCATCAACAATCTCGCTATTAAATTTGCTAACGAAGCTATCGAAAACGCGAATTACAAAGCGTATTTTGAGGAAGCTCAAGCGCAACTCGAACAAGTACAGCAACAACTAGCGCGCGTTAACAGCGTTTTGAACAGCGACACAGCACTTAAAGACCTCTTTGATGAGGCCTCTCAAAAACTAGAAAAGGAATAATAAAACATGGAATTTAAAATCATTAATAAGTATCTTCAAGAAGAAGGACGCACTTTTGTATCAATCCGCTCAGCGAACCCTTATACAGCATTTGAGCGTGTACTGATTGGTGATCGTACCAACGAATCAGACGAAGCACTGATCCAAGCCGTCCTTGGTCAAGTTGCGACCGAATTAAACCCAGCTGAGGGTGTGAAGAAGTTGCAAGAGGACTTACATACTCAAGCGCAAGAGTACGAGGCTAAACTAGCTGAGAAAGATACCAAAATCTCAGAAGTTAAGTCAGTAGCAGACTGGGCAGTGCTTGCAGCAGTTACCAACACTGAAAGCCCACTTGATCCAACACTTTATGCGCGTGGTTTGGAATTGGTCGAAGCTGGGCAAGCTGGCAAGACTTATAAACCGTATGAAATCTTTACGGTCACTAATCCAGCGTACACTCCTAAATATGGAGAAGGTCAACGCGTACTTGTCCAAGTAAACCAAGACTTTACTTACAATAACGAAACTGTAACTGATCTTGAGGGATCACTCTCACAAAATGGTAAGCTGGCAGTTTGGAAATGGACTGAACCTAAACCATCTAACACTGATTTAGAAACTCAACCCGTCCAGTAAGCTAGTGACTTTTAATAGGGGGTGGTTTAATTGGACCTATTGGCACTAGTGGACAAGCTGACTCCCGTTTTAGTCGTTATTATTCCAAGTTACTTTTCCTTTAAGAGTACCAAAACAACGAAAGAAGCTGACAAACGTCTTGAGGGTCTATCTAACAAGATAGATACCCTCGAGAAGTCAGTATCAACCGTGGAAGAAATCGGAAAAGATAACCAGAAGAATCTGACTATCATTGGGAAAGGCTTGCAACGGCTTCAACGTTTTCGATTGCAGGAGAATTTGAAGAACGCGCTCAAGCGTGGACACACTAACCAGCACGAAATAGAGGAGCTATCTAAACTGTATGAAAGTTACGTCGAACTTGGCGGTAACGGAGCTATCAAAGTGCTGTTCGAGCGCTTTTTGGAATTAGAAATAAAAGAGGACAAATAGCATGGATCAAATTACAAACATTATCGCAACGTCAGCGATGAGCATTTTAGTAGTTTTAACTGGGATCGTGGTACAAGCGATCAAGAAATACTTGCTTATGCGCGGTGGCAAGAAAGCGATCGAGATCGTGGAGATTTTGGCAAAGAACGCAGTCAACGCTACAGAACAGGTTGCGGACAAATTGGATATCCACGGCAAGGACAAACTAGAGCACGCTAAAAATAGCCTGATCGAGGGCCTTGAATCGCAAAATATCCATTTAACGAATCAGGAACTCAATACCTTTATCGAGGCAGCAGTTAAACGCGCTAACGAAGAATGGAAGAAATAGAGAGGTCAAACATGAGTGTACAACAATCAATCGTTAACGGCTTTACTAGTCGTCGTGGGCTGATTACCTATTCAATGCTGGGAAGTCGGAATGGTTCGGACGGTACTGGAGACTGTTCGGGTATCATGTCGCAAGTGCTGAAAGAAGCTGGAATCAATATCATCGGCTTACCGTCGACGGTTACGCTTGGACAGCAACTCGCAAATAACGGCTTCTATCGTGTGAGTATCAATCAAAGCTGGGACGCACAACCGGCCGATATTATTCTTATGAGCTGGGGCGCTGATATGTCCTCATCTGGCGGTGCTGGTGGACACGTCGGAGCGATGATCGACGATACATACTTTATCTCTTGCGATTATTCAACTCAAGGCGCAACAGGGCAAGCGATTAATACTTATCCTTGGAATGATTATTATGGCTGGAATAAACCAGCTTATATCGAGGTTTGGCGATACGCTGACACGGCACCTCAAACCAACAATCAAGCGAACACGGCCGTACAGCCAAAAGACAAGGCCTTTTATCAAGCAAATGAGGTCAAGTATGTCAACGGTATCTATCAAATCAAGTGCGACTATCTCGCACCCGTCGGTTTTGATTGGACCGAGAACGGTATCCCCGTGTCTTTGGTAAACTGGGTTGACAAAGACGGAAACAACTTGCCAGACGGTGCGGATAAAGACTTCAAGGCAGGAATGTTCTTCTCGTTCGAACTCGATGAAGCCCATATCGCAGACACAGGCAAGGGCGGATATTATGGTGGTTACTACTGGCGTCTTTTTGAGTTTGGGCAATTCGGCCCTATCTGGTTATCGTGCTGGGACAAGGACGATTTAGTCAACTATTACGAGTAAAGGGGTGATTGAATGAATCGCTCAAACTGTACGAATTTAAAGCAGTTTGAGGGCGGTCGGGTCGTTAAACAAGGCGACTCGGCTTCCCTTTTTGGGTTTGCAATGTACGACGAGAATTGGGTTCTGATTGATCTTGACGGGCAAGAGGCTACAATCCACTTTGTGAGCAAGAAAGGCAAAGCGTCCTTTAGTGCGACCGTCCAAGGCTCGAAGGTATCGTTTAAAATTCCCAAAGTCTTACCGGTCGAGAGCTATCTTGTCGAGGTTGATTGTGCGGGCTACGTATTCCCAAGTGACCAGAGCGTCCGAGTTGACGTGGTCCAGTCCGCGGAAGAATATACCAGCGAGCAAGTCCTTTCGCTTGTGAGAAACGATGTCAAAACTGAAATTGATAAGTACATCGCAGCGCACCCGAACGGTCCACAGACTGAAGAACTTCCAGACTTAACCGTACTATATAACCTAGCTAAAATTTGAAGGAGAAAAATATGACTTTAAACACAGAAAATTTAACATCTTTAGTCCGGGCCATAGGTACTGACGTAAAAGAAATTAAAGCCACGGTTGCTACCAAGGCTGACAAATCAGAAGTAGGCCAAGGTGGGATCACACAACAACAATTAGACACAGCTATCCAAGGGGTCAAAACGGCAATTTTAGGTGAAGGTGTACCAGAAGAGCTGGACACGCTCAAAGAAATCGCAGAAAAAATCAAGGCTGGCGAAAACCCAGACAGTGCGATCGTATCAAAAATGACTGAGCTGGGTCAAAAATTTACTAACTTAGAAAATACTGACTTTGTACAAGTTTACAATAACGCCAAAAACAACCTCTAAGGAGGTGACAAATGGATAAATTAAAAGAAGCTATCAAGCTAATCGGGAAAGATATTTATAATCTCAACAACGATCAAAAAAAGTTTTTGTCATTGAACAAAGCATACAGCTTATTTCCGACTTTCGCCGGGCTCCAAAACCAAATAAGCAGGCTTGCGACCAAAAGCGATCTTGAGGAATTGAAGCGCAATGTCGAAGCAAACGACACGGACCTCAAAGGCGAAGGCTTCCCATATAATTTGGCAGCAGATATCGGTACAACTTATGTCGATACTACGGCTAAGAACGGTGCTTACAAGTGGATCAAGAAGAAAGCCGGGACTGGTTGGAAAACTTGGTCTATTTTAGCTGGTGATACAGGCTCAGTACGCCCCAATAATATTCAATCAAATTTGGATAACGCATATATCGAGCTTAGACGAATTAACTCTACCGTGGAGATTACCTTCGGTGGGCTAAAATGGGGCTGGTTTGGGATCAAACGTAGAGGATCGGAAGGATATTATCCTCAAAGTTCAGACAAAGAGAGAAACGTTACGATTCTCCCAATCGGTGGACTCCCGTCAGGCTTTCGTCCAACGGGGTCTAAAATTGGCATCATGATGAATGACAAAGGACAGCGCTATGGCACTTGGTATGTTGGTGGAAACAGCGATAATAATCATGTACGCTTACAATTCGACGATCCAGTACCAACCGATCGAGAAATAGGCGATATACGATTTACTAGTATGTCGTATACCACAGACGATCCTTGGCCAGAAAGTTTATAAGATGATTTACCCTCCCAATTCGGGAGGGCTTTTTTTGTGTTTATAACGGCAATTCCAAAGATTGTCTATTATAACGGACAAAATAAAAAAGCCCTCGGGCTCGTTCTCTCAATTATGCGGGCAATGAATACGATTTTGAATACGACTTTTTTCAATTATTGAAAAATGACGAAAACGATATTTTTCTAAAATGCGCGATTTTGCAACTATCGGGAGCGTATCGTGCAATGATAGAAACGGTTTTTTGATTATGGTATAATAGGGGCCTAGAAGTAGAATGAAAGAGGTGCACGAAATGCTGTTAGA